CTAGCAGCGTTACCACCATCCAGGATTTCAAACCGTGTAATAAATTTATAGTCAATACCAGACGGAGCACTTGCTTGCTCGAAGAAATCAAATTGCTTCTGAATTTGCTCGCCAACTAGTCTACTTACTGAACCATTAACATCATCTCTAAAATTAATTGTTACCTGTTCCCAAGCGTATTTTCCTGCCAGGTATACTCTTGAGTTGTAAATAGGAATCTCCAGTTCTTCAAATGAAACTGTTGGGCGTGTAATATCCATAACCTGCTTAGTTAGTTCTGTGCGAGGAGTTGACACACCAAAATTCTCAAAAAACGCTCTAAAGCGATATTTGAGTTTGGGCATTAGCAAGCCTTGCGAGGTTGCTGATTGATCACTGTCTAATGGTACAGTAAATTTTGTGAGTGTTGAAACTGACATGGTTGTCCGACTCCTTCTTTAATTTATTATTAGTATTTATCGCGGCTGGGTCACAAAAATAGGAGGTATTTAGCTACCCCCTATTTTATTTTTCCATTATAGTAAACGAGAACCTTAAACTGCTAGTGCGGCCGCTACATTACCACTTGCAATCTCACCGGTATTTTTAAGTCTAACTGGAATATAGATAAATTCAGCAGCTTTTGTAGGCTCAATTGCAATGTCGACATACAGCTCATTACGATCAATTCTAGCTGGCGTATTATTTGATTCGTCGCAAACAACCAAGAAATCATAAAGACCACGCTTTGCAACAAGATCATTCATTGTTTGTTCAATGTTCTCTTTAAGCTCGTCTCGTGTAATCTTATCATTTGGTTCAAACACATATGCAAGAGCAATAGATTTTAGTTGCTTGCGTAGATAAGCAACAAGTCTTGCAACATTAATTCTATCCAAAGCACTTGGTGTTGTTGACCGGGTTTTATTACCATAACCAAGTATACCACTTCCACTAAAGAATGCAATTGGGTTGACTCTATTAGTATAAAGTGTATCCCGTAAACTTTCTCTGGTGTTGTCTGTTGTAAATTCGCCGGTTGATGCGTTAACATAACCAATGCTGCTTACATTGTCAATTGTTCCTCTCCGCGTGCCGGCTGGTGCAAACCACGGAAAGCTCTGGTCGTCACTTCTACTAATCATACGTAGAACAGCATGACCCGATGGAACAACAATTGTATTACCTGATAAGTCTGTAGTAGTACCCGACGGGTAAAATACACCAAGATATGTGTCGCTTGTAACTAATCCATCGTCTCCATTATCCACAGCAACCGCGGCATTCGATGCCCAGTTCTGAACTTCTGTGCTAGTTGCTGCTAACCTTAATGGTGAATCGCCGACAACAAATGCCGTATTTTGTCGATCGTTGTTTAGGCTAACCATATTAGCAATTAGCTCAGGATAACCCGGCGCCGCAATAATGTTAAAGTCTCGTGAATCTTCACGCAACTCTGTACTTGCATCAATTGCTGATTTCATTGCCGCGGCAACTATCTGACGAACAGCCTTTCGGCCCATATATGGTGAGCCGTCATTTTTGTTGCCGCTTGCTGATACCCATGCATCCTTTTCTGTTGGAAGTGTTGGGTAAAGAGTAGTATCAGCAAAGTTTGTTCTGCTAAAGTAATTTGAGCGAAATTTCTTTACGTTGTATGAACTGCGCCGTGTATTAAACAGTAACATACCGCGTGGATAAAGTGTTGGATCTGGCTTGTCAATATCAACTGTGTTACTTTGTAATAGGCTCTTTGTTGTTGCGACTGTGCCTGTTACTACGTCTGTTGTTGTGTCTCCCATATAGCGAGCGTCGGCAAACAAAATACCGTTTTCAGTTGTCTGGTCTGTATTATCTATTAACACCCACTTGTTTTCGCTGCTAACTACTTGATAACGATAAAGTTTTGGATAGTTTTCCAAATCGCTTGTATCAATCCAAAGATCACCAGTTACTAATGCACTAGAATCACTTTGTACCGTTGGCTCAGTTGCACTAAAGATAACACCAGCTGGATCTGTGTTAGTTAAATTATATCCTCGAGCATCGCTTGATACAAGTTGGTAGCCTGCCCATAAAGTACCGTTGTGAATCATAATGTCCGCTTCATGACCACCATGATACCAGTGTCTTAAATCTGCTGGATCAGCAGATGGTGCTGTACTACTTGCTGTGTAAGTCGGCGCGATCCAGTTACTTAGAATTAAATCGCTGCTGTTGCCAGCTCGTACCTGACCAGTTGTGATGCTTGTAGTGATGCCAGCTGTTGTTAGCGGTGTTCCTGATGTTTCCTTAAGAACAATAACACCACCCAACCCATGGCTAATTACTAACGCACCATTTGTAGCAATAGCTGCGCTAACATTAGATACATTAGCAGCATTAATGTCACTAGCTAGTGTTGTTAATGTTGTGCCGCTTAGTATAACTGTTGTTGCCGACGACATTGCTGTGCTGTTGGCGGCACTTGCACTAATAGTAAATGTGTTGGTTGCTGTTAACGTAGGAGCCGTAGCTGTTCCTGTAACATCTAGAGTGCCTTTTGCATAACGTTTGAATATCTTATATGTTGCTGTATCGTCTTCGGTAACATCAAACTGGACGTAATACGAATCCGCTGCGATATTTAAACCGCCCGATACATCAAGATTCTTGTTTGCGGTTTGGTCATTTTCATAAAGATTTGTAGTTTGGCCCGTAAATGCTGCTGATGCTGTGCTGTAAACACTAATGTCAAACAACGCACCAAGGTTACTTGATGTTGTTTTAACCCAAATACTACCGTTTGGACGCGGAGTTGTGTCTGTTGACTTCCATTCTGGAACAGTGTAATGTGCGCTTTGCTGTAATAGTGGGCAAGCATACGTTCCGGCTGTAAGACCCGTAACTGTTAATATCGTACCGCTAGCATTAGCAAGAATTATTTTACCATCAACAGTTGACCCGTCACTAGTTGCTGAACTCGTAGCATAAATTTCAATCTTGTTATCTACTGCTGCCGCAGTGACACCAGTAATAGCTGCACTGTTAATACTTGTGGCAAGTGCTGAAACAGTTGTTCCACTTAGCGTAACTGTAGTTCCATTAATTGTAATTGAGTTACCGTTAACAAGAGTTGGGCTTGCAATTGTGCCTGCAATAGTTGGCCACGCAATTTGCCAACTGCTACTGCCAACCAATACCCATGCATTGCTGCGGTTTTTATAATAAACTGGATTGCTAACATTTGTAGCAACCACTGCATAATCACCAATGGCACCAATGCTAGTTTTAGGAACACTACCTGACAAATCATTTGTGCTTGTAATAACTGTTGGAATCTTGTTAGTAAATGTGCCAGCACTTTTGCTCCATTCAAAAGCACCCCAGCGAGTATCTGTTCCTGTGTCTAACCAAATAGTAGCATTCGCTGGAGCCCCTGTTGGTCGGCCGGCGCTTGAAGTAAGCTCGGCTAAGTCAATGTCTGCTCTTGTAACGTAACACCTATTGCTTACACCGAGTAAACTATATGCTGCCATAAGTCCGTATTCGTTAATTTCATAACCATTAATTGCACTACCGGCCGCTGACTGATAAAACGTTGGGTTACCATACGTGTTGCTAAGTTCTCTCTGACTTCCAATAAGGTAAGTTTTACCTGCATTTGCTGCGGTAGTGCCCGCGGCTGTAGCTGTTGTGCTACCTCCTTGGGTTTTATCTTGTGCTGTTGCTACAATTAATGATGCTACTGTTCCTTGAACTCCAGGAACATATTGACTCTCATCAATAACTGTAACGCTTACACCAGGTGATACTAAAGTTGCCATATTTTCGATTCCTTTATCTAAAGAATTATTTAATATATTTATCAAAACATCATAAAATGAGGTGCTTAAAGATTACTATATAACAATTTATTAACCCTTTAAAGGAACGCTATTAAAGATAAAATAAATATCTGTATGCGACCACTATGTAATCAATGTAAAACTAATCTTAAAGCAGTTAACTATCATTTAAACGGAAAAGTTTACTACAGAAAACTGTGTGAAGCGTGTAGAAGAAAAAAAATTAACAAAAAACCAGCAACAACACCTAGATGGTATCTTGCCGGGTACAGGTTAAAAAAGTTATGTGAGAAGTGTGAATTCGAACCAACAACACAAGGACAGTTAGTTGTGTTTCATATAGATAAAAATCAAGAAAGCGTTAATATCAAGAATTTAAAAACTGTGTGCCTTAATTGCAATTACGAGTTAAGTATTACTGGCTGGTTGCACGGAGATCTTCTAGAAGATCATTAACTATTTCTCTTAGATCTTCAATAGTTCCTTTGTTGTCAATTAAATAATCCGGTGTTGTGCCAGCCCAACTGTATTCGCTAGCATGTACATTGGGATATATTACAGGCATTGATTCATGATCACTAGCTGCGAGACTAAACCATTCTGGATCGTCACCGCGTTTAATGCGTACTATTTTACCGCCTAACTCACGTATACTTCTAACTTCGTTTGGAAATCTTACATCAGTTATAACAACGTTCTGCTTTGCATCTTTAATGCGAGCTTCCATACTAAGAACCCATATGTCTTCATGAAAATGGTTTCGAAGAATGTCGGTGCCTAAAATTTGAAGTGCTACTCGTGGAGTAAAATCTGGTATTTTTAAACGTTCATTCCACCACTCATCTACAGTTTCTCGCTGGACTCTACTGGCTGATGTATCACCTTCAAGCATAGCCCGATCCCAATTAAAAATACTCGCAGTAGCATCTTTAAGACTGTTGGCAAAACTTTCATGTCGAAAGCCCTGTTCTATTAACATACTGCCAACAGTTCCCTTGCCCGAATTAATGAGCCCGATAAGTCCAATAATCATATTCGTATTATAACAAAAAAGTATATATTATGCAATAAGGAACGACAAAGGATCTGAACCGTCCATGTAATTTTTAAGTTCTTCTTCCAATGTCATCATTTCTGCTTGTGCTTCTGCTTTAAGTGTATCGCCATTCATTGAGGTTCCACCTTGTGGACCGGCAATTGTTGAGAATTTAGACCTTGCTTCGCCTAGCGTATATTTTGCTAGTGCAAGCGCATAATCTTGTATCCATGGTTGTGCGTGGCGATCCGAGAGCAACACTTGATCTGTTTTTTTGTTGTAAACCCAAAGCACCATAATTTCACCAGTAGCCGCAAACTTGCGAAGAAGTGTAATAGTTTTTGTTACGGGGTTCCAATCAAAATTAACCCATCCACCAAATAACCTGGCGCTAAGTTCTTGATACTGGTAATACATTTCATATGTTGCTTGCCCTCCAACACGGCCTGCTTGTAATAGATATGTGTTTACAAATGCCGCTTCAAATGGCTCAAACTGTGTTCCGGTATCAGCACTTCCGCTACCAACACTGCGCCTAAACACTTGACGTACAGTTTCAACTTCGTCGGGAAGTACATACTCTTGTTGGTTTTCTACAATAGTAAGAAACAGGTAACTACTTTCAACACTATTTTGTGCTCGTTGACGATAGCGGCGCAATGCTTGGTCTGTAGAGTTAGTATAATGTGCTGGATCAAGTTCGACATCGATCATATCTCCGCCTAAGCGCAAGTAAATATAATCTTTAATGTCGTTTTTCAGGGTTGTGACATCTGTAGCCATTCAAAGTTTCCTTTATATTGTATTTATTTAAGAAACCTTAAGTAGGATAGTGTGTTTGTTTAACCGACCATTGAGTTTAGTTTCAGTTGCTTTGATTTCGCTTAGGAATTTACGCAAAGTAACCTTACCAGATTTACTAAATTCTACTAGTTTTTCTTCGGGTCTGCGTATAGTCTTTTGTATGCTCAGGCTAGAATTGAAGTTTAACAAAGTTGTGCCTTTGACCGACAGACAGCAGTGTTGCTCCGCAACATATTTTCCTAGCTTACGATTCTTGGTATTAAAAATCCATAACTCTGTAGCATCCAGAATGTCAATAGGATTAATACTAGCAATTTTATAACGGTCTTCGTTAGGTTTATATTTTAACTTTGATACTAATTTTTCTTTACTTGGAGTTTTTCGAATCCTAGTTTTTCTGGATATTTTCTTAATATTATTATAGGCAACAAGATCAGCAAACAGTACCTCGAAAAATTTAATATATGTTTTAATCTTTGCTTTATTTAAATAGCTATAGCCTTCTTTAAGATCCGGAGGGCATTCCTTTTTTAATAACTCTTGATACTCTGCAAACACCGGCTCGTAGTAACTACGAATTTTTCCTATATGCGCCTGAGCAATATTTTCTTTTTTAAGCCAATCAAAAAACTTTGGAATATCCTCGTTTGGCTGTTTATCAAGCCAGAATTCAAATTCCCCTATAATTTCACTAAGCCGTTCTCGTGTACGCTCTTGTGGTGTTGGCGTGTACCCCGTTTTCTTAGTTTTATTCTTTTTCTTTTCTTCGGCGTTAACAACCTTGCCTCTTTCTGCAAGAGTTGCAAAAAAATTATTCATCCATTCAATAGTACTTTTCTCTGTTGACTCAACATCTTCGCAAGTAGTCCAATAACAATACCCGGCGACATGATTTCTGTTCCATCGCCACTCCTCATTTCTTAGAATGTTTTTAGTTGTTTCTTTATTAAATGTTCCCTTAACCCATCCCTTAATAATAGAAGCACATTCCTTTCTCTCTACGTCAGCATGAAAACTTTGGCTAAATTTTCTATAGCCTCCGGACAAGGAAACGTGTTTAGCCATATTATGGCCGCGTCGGTAGTGTTTTCGTGTTTTTTTGCGTTTTCTAGTCTTTATGGCCATAAAATTCTTCCATGCCCTGGATAAGGCTCATAATATCAGCTATATCCAAATTGTCAATACTCTCAGCCGCAATAGTTTCAACCCACTCTCGTTGTAGTGTGTTTATAGGAATTATGCGCTGTGTTTTAAAGTCTATTACATCACCCATACATATATAGTATACGATTATACGTATTTTGTCAACTAAATTTAGAACAAGACATATTTTATGTTCTTAAGTTTCAAATAAATACTGTAACTATAAGGATTAACCTATGCCGCGTTTAAGTTTATGGAAAGACGGTGCTCACACCAATGATTTTAAGTTCTTTGATAAGAATATTAAAGAATTATTTACCATTGGCGGGACTGGTTTACACTGCTACAAATATCTCGGCGTTCATGACCAAGGCAACACTAACGATCTAAGCCAGCCAAACCCTGCTCAAGACGATCCTCTTGCTATACAAGATTTTTTGTTTTTAGAGAACAGGGATCGCAAATATTCGCAAGATGTATATAGTCTGCGTGGTATCTACAGTGTAGCGGACACGGATTTTGATTTAAGTCAATTTGGGTTATTTCTACAAAACGATACGCTGTTTATCACACTTCACTTAGCTGATATGGATAACATATTAGGGCGTAGATTAATGAGCGGCGATGTTTTGGAGCTACCTCATCTTAAAGACTATAACAGCTTAGATACAAGTTTAGAGGTAGCACTAAAACGCTTTTATGTAGTGCAAGAGGGCACAAGGCCTACAGAAGGTTATAGCCCAACTTGGTGGCCACATCTGTGGCGTGTTAAGTGTACTCCATTAGTAGATAGCCAAGAGTACAACGACATTTTACGCAGGCTTGAAATTAATGAAGATACCGGCGAA